CCTATTGCACCACCTAATAAAACCCCACCAAATAAAGTAAATGGATTTTTTGCAAATAATTTTCCAATAGAAGCGCCAACCAACATTGATTGCGCAATGCTAGATACCGAACCACCTTGCATAAAATCATTAATTCGAGAACTTATAAAATCACCAAAATTAAAATTATCCCAAGCGCTTTTAGCTGTTTCTATTATTTTAGTTCCACCAATCCATCCAGTCAAAGCACCTATCGCTCCACCTAAAATTAAAGACCCAAAAGCAATAAATGGATTCATGGTTATTAAGCCAACAGATAATCCAGCGGCTCCTCCCATAATAGCTCCGGATAAAGCGCCTATAGCACCACCACTCATATATTGAGTTAGCATTCCTTTAAAAATATCAGAAAATATTTCAACCCCGGTTTTTCCGTTTCCCCCATCTTTAAAAAGCCAATCCATTAAACCACCAATACCCTTACCAATTAAAGAACCACCAACAATAGCCCCACCATATTTTAATAATGGTTTCACTAAATTGAAAATAGTTTCAAACAATCCCTTTTCCTTTTTTTCACCTTCAATCTTTTGATTTTTCTTTAAAAAACCAAAAATACCACCAATAATGGAATTTGTTTTGGAGCTAACATCTACTTGTTCCTCAAGGAGGTCTTGTGTTTCTTCTTGAGATTGTTGAGTATCTCTTTGAATATCTTGCTCTAATGCAGTTTGAGTTTTATTATCTGGACTGCTAGGCGTCTGTTTAACCTCATTACTTTTAAAATAATCAAAAATTCTCTTTAATGTTAAATTAGTATCCCTAGCAATATCTAATTGCTGTTCTTCAAATAAATCTGGTTGTATTGGTTCAGTAATTGAAGGGCGAAGGGTTAATGCGTTAAATATTTTTTGTACTAATTCGGTTAATTGATTAGATTCATTAGGCAATAATCCACCGGTAGAAAGGCCTTTAATTGAAGACTCTTTCAACGCTTTCTGCGTTTCTGGATGATCATGTGGATATACCCTATTATTTTTTATTAATTCTTCAACACCAGTATAATGCCCAGGTTTATCACCAACAATAACAGAATCTTGATGAGGTAATACGCCACCCGAAGAAAATTTCCAGCGTTTCTTTGGTTTATCTTCTTTAATTATTGAATATATAGGAGTTAAACGAGAAGTACCAAAGTGACTTGTTTCTGATATTGTATGTAAATATCCAGCACTAGTGCTAATATGATATGAAATAGCCTCTAAGCGGTCATTTATTAAATTTAAACCATCGGTAGAACTAGGAAGATAATCCCCAAATAAAACATTATTATTATGAGAAAACCCAACTAATTGTTCATTATAATCAACAATATCTCTGGTTAATGGTATTAACGAGCTAGTTAAACTAAATGATTCAGTTTCTTGATTATTAGTTATTGGCAGATTTAATAAAGATCTTCGATCTAAGCCTAACGAGTTTTCCCCAGTAATGTCATAATTTTCAGCCTGATTTCGAGAATCCATACCAAAAAGTTTTTGTAACTGATCTATTGGTCTGGCAAACAAATGAAAAGGGCTCATAGTCATACTAGAAATACCACTTAAAGCACTTTCGGCAATATCTAAACCTGCCATTGGAAGTATTTTTTTATATCTTTCACTCTTTAAATTTTTAGTTAATTGCTGTAATTGATCCTGTTCCCCTTCATCAATATCAGTAAATTTTGTTTTTAATCCTTGAAGTTGAACCTCTTCATCATTTGTTTTTAGATACTCTTGTATATATTCTAGACGACGTTTTTTAGTTTCATCAAAGCCTTCCAAATATTCTTTTTTCGACCGGTTAGAACTAAAAAATCTTAATAACCCTTCGTCATTATCATCATATTTACGACCAGACAATAGATTAGTTATTGCTTCAATTGGTATATCTTCAAGCTGAACTTTATCTAGACCTTGTTTTGCATTAGTGAATATCTCTTTTCCTGTTTTATTTTTTTTAGATTTTATTAAATCATCTCCGTATTTATTAGTTAAGTACATACCACCTAACATACCACCAACACCTAATGTATTCGAAACCGCGCCTTCACCCAAAACAGAAGCAGAAATTTTACCAGGTGCGTCAAATATTAAATTAGGTAAATCTATTATATTAGATACACCTCCAAATAACCCAGAGTAACCTAACAATCCAGCACCAGCTATATTAAGAGCCATACGAATATTAGAATTATCAGTAGCATCACGTTCCATATTACGATACTTGAGTTCTTCTTGTTTATCCTCAAATTTTGATTTTACTTGATTCTCTAAACCAGAACGACCAGCCTTAACTAATTTTTGATTAGTCATTACAAATTTATTAACCATTGGCACTAGAGACAATACGGAGGACAAACCACTCTTAATAAATCCGCGGTCACGTAACATTTCGTCTTTTATTTGCTTCTCATATTTAAACATTCTGTCATTATAATCTTGTTCTGTTATATATTCTGCAGTTAATGAATCATATTTTTGTTCCTTTACTTTACTTTCTTGTAAGCTACGCCGTTGTACACCAAATACAGAAACTAAATCATTTATAGATTCAAAAATCTGATATTGTACTTCTAATTGTTGAAACAATAAAGATCTTTGTTCTTCTTGTATTAATGGGAATGCCTGGGAAAGAAATCCATACGCTTTATTTTGTAAAGTTTCATGTAATCCGGTTTTCCGCAATATTGTCTCAGAATCATTATCTTTAACCCCTAAACCAACCTTAGAGAATAATTTATATGGCATTAATTTCATCTTATCAATTAATGAAATTGGATCAAAAAATGCCCGTAAAACAGGAGATAAAATGCCAAAAGTTTTAGTAATAACCGAAGGGAGTGCAGTTTTTGCAATCAACCCTACTTTATCAAAAACTCCCATATCGAAATTCTGTTCCAATAAATCAATAGAAGTTTTTTCAGATCCTGAAGCAGTTGCGCTTGTTCTAGCAAGTAAATAACGCTGCACATCATAAGAAGCAGAAAGTAAAGCTAACTGCCTATCTTCGTTTGTTTTATATTTCGATATTATTGATGAAGCGGATCTAGTAGTTAAATTCGCTTCAGTGTAATTCAATCCATAAAATTCAGATTTTTTTTCAATAAAGCGACCAAACCATTCTTGTTGATTTTCTGCCATTCGCTCCTCAAATTTATCCATCCAATCTAAATTAAATCCTTTGCTTACTTTATCAGATAAACGGGAAACCGCATTTATTGCTTTATTTTGTTGTTGTTCTAATTGGGTGGATATATTTTCATAAGTAAAATCATTAGATCTAATTTTAGTATGAAAATTTTCAGAAAGTTTATCTATTCCTTTATTTATATTTTTAAGTATTAATTTAATATCTTCTTGGGCAGATATTAACGCAGGAATATTATTACCGAATCTATTATTTTGTTTTGAATTAAACTGTTCTAACTGGGGTTGACTAAATGCATTCATAAATAATAATGGTAAAAATTGCCCTCTATGAGGGCAATTGAGATTTAACGGGAGTACCAAAAAGGTAAATCAGAATCTTCGGTTTCAACTTCAAGATCACTAAAATCCGAAATAAATATAGTTTTTTTAAAGTCTGTTGTATTAATACCTAAAAGACTCTGAATTTCATTATATTGTTGATTAGCATAATCTTTAGAGTCTACATCTATTAACGGCGAAATTTCAAGTTGGCATTGCTTTTTTAGATAAGCGCAGAATGCACTTGCCATAAATAAGTCATCATGATGACCTAAAGCAGCGGCTATTCTCCCTCCAGATTTTTTCTCAATTACGCTTAATTGAGATATTAAATCGGCTGAATGTAATAATGTTGGATTTTTAGTTATATAATCATATAAATATGTAATCATTTCATCCTTATTACGGCCAGTAGTTATACCATAATCTTCTCGATTACTCTTATTGATTGTCTTATATAAAAATGGTATATAATCAAAATTATCATCAGAAATTAATAAATCAACTACAGCACCACCAATAGCGTTATTTTCAATACCAACTTTTAAACGATCTCCTACTTCAGTATGTATAAACTTTATAGTCTCTTTAACTATATCCGCAAAATTAACTATAGAACCTAGTCTAGCAGAAAATTCAGCAACTTGCTCAAAATTAGAATATTGGTATACTTCTATAGTTGCAAGATCTCCAGTTAATGAACGTGCGGAATCAACCCCAACTAAATAAAAATCCTTTTTATTAAATGATTTAAATATTTTTAATTTTGTAGCGTGTGGCAGGGTTAAATCGTTTATTGGTTTTTCTGATCGTAACTGCGAAAGAAAACTATCTTCAAATAAACAATAGGTACCACCAACAAATAAGAGATCTAATTCTTGATTTATTTTTCTGGAATCAAAATTAAGATCCTTACATTGCTTTAAGTACCATTCTTCATCTTTACTTTCAGACCAATGATATTTAATTGCGACAAATCCATTTTTAGAAGGGGAATTCAATATAGCCTCATAATTTTCAATTAATTTATTATTTTCATCATATAAATCATTGGAATCTATTGAATTAGACCACATATCATAGAAAAATTTTCCTTCTGATTCTATTCCATTTGGGGTTGAGCTTAATAAAATTAAATCCTTATAGCCGTATTTCCTAGCTTGTTCTCGTGCTTTAGCTAGAATTGGTGCCGCCGAACCCCAAGCATCATTCATATGTCGAATAAATGAGCATTCATCAACATAAAGTATTGGTGAAGTTAAAGATCGAGCAAGCGTACCTGGTGAAGTAGCACTACTAGGAAAGAAGACATTAATCTTAGAACCATTATCATACTCTAAAAAAGTTTTTCTTTCGGCTACTTTATTTTTATGTGGTGATTTTAAAAAAGTTGGAAGATTATCATGCATAAAGCGAATACGCTCTATATTTTCTAAACCTGCCGTTTTAGACATATTTAGAATAATAGCCCTATTTTTTGGATAGAAATTTAATAAGTATTCAAGTATAGCTGCACAAATTGTAGAATTATGCGTTGGTATATAATCACCACATAAATATATATGGTCTGATGAATTAACTTCAATACACTTAACCGGAACAGAATATGTTGCTTTAATTTTAGTTATAGCAATATGATTAGTTAAATGTATTGGCGTATTAAGAGTAGTTAATTCTTTAGTCGTTGCTATTCTGCCGTTAAATAACTTCCATAAATGTCCCGCATCAGCTCGTATAGGTTTACCTATATTAAATTGAAGTTTATAACATTCATGGTCATACATAATATCACTTATATTGATAACTTCTACCGGCTGATAAGAAGAACCTAAGACAAAATCCCCTACCTTAAGTTCTTCCATAGTAGCCCATTTTAAATTAGGTAGTGGTATTGGAGTATCTAAAGCTAATGCTTTACCCAATTGCCTAGTGGCCATTAAGATAACTCGACCAAATTTTAAAGAACATTGTACGGTTCTTTTAAATTTATGATTTAATAAATCCGGCCCATATAATACACTACCGCCAGTTTCAGGAATCTTTATATAATTATGTAAAAAATATAAAAAATTATTCTTACATTTAACATATTCTAGAGTTTGATCATTGAAATTCATTTAATGCCCTGGTTCCGCATTATTTTATGATATTTGGTTATATTTAACCCTTTTTTTCTATACAATAATTTTGGTGACATTGTTTTAAGATTAGGGTTTGTATTAGTTTGTGAATTCGCGACAGGTAGATAATTATCCACCATTTTATGATTTGCCGGGAACATTTCTGTTATTTGAATTAAATTATTTACCATATCGCAAAGCATCCAAACAATTCCTCAATCTTTTACTTTTATTATAATAAGAACCAGTCCACCTATTTTTATGCATTAAATCGACTCCTTTAGAATAGTCATTATACAAAAAAGATATAATACTTGTTTTAAATTTGCATAAAACTTGTGAAATACCCATTAAGTCACACAAATTAATAAAATAAATCTGCCGAAATTCATCAGTATAATTAAAAAATTGGCCAATATTATTTTCACAATCTTTATATAATTGTAAAATTGAATTGTCTAATAGAATTTCAGCTTCTGTATAATCTAAAGAATTATTTATTTGTTTTTTTAATATACTGTTAAATTCATTAGTATTAGTTATTGAAAATCCAAAACCAATACAATTACCTTTTATATCATGTTGATAAAATCTAGGGACAAACGCTTCATCTTTAATTATATGTTTTTTCGTAATCAGGATGCGGTTTTCCATATTGTATCATATGAACTATTCGTGGACCTCTAGATTTAACTTGCGAATACCATAAAGAATCTTTTAAATTCTCAGAAGCTTTTATATAGTTTTTGGATTGTAAATAGGCTAAAGTATTTTTAAATTTTGAAAGAGAGTTCCATCCCATATTGAAGCATAGATTTATTAATGCTCTTAATCTAACCGGATCTAATTGTTTAGTTAATACTGGTAGATTTATATCTAAAGGAATTAAACAAACTTCCTTTAAAGTATAGTCAAATAATTGCTTACACTCATTTTTAGTAATAGAATCTCCAACTTTATAAAGTTTACGGCCAATAATCTTAGTAGTATCATGGGCTTCTAGATTACACCCAATACCTACAGTTTTTATTTTTTTAGTATCATAATAAACTTTTAAACGAACCCCTTCATCTAAAGAAAGCTCGGAGTATAATAAATTAAATTGTTCTTGAGATAATTCTAACATAAGATTCAATCACCATAAAATGTGTAATTAATTATTAATCGGTTTATATCAAACCACCATAAAATAGGACAAAAATTTAATATTTCTTCTTTTGTTGAAGTTGAAATATATGTTTGTTGGTCTATTGTTTCGATATTATTAGATTCTATTGTATTATTTTTAGAATCTTTTAATGTTATATTAACATTTTTTATCCAATCATTTGTATTATGTATAAAATCAATTAATTTAGATGAATAAAATTTAATACTTATATTATTTTTTTCAGAAAGAAAATTAGCTACACTTAATCGAAGTTTTATTATTACAGAAGTAATATCTATTGAATTTGTCAATATATAATTACGCTCCAATAAAAGATCTATTTGTATATTTAACGGCAAATATAAATCAAAAGCATATTGCTGTACTGTAAGTCGAGTCAATATTTCTTTTGGGACGAAATATGAATTTAATAACTTTAATTGTATCTCATCGCTTACTAATCGAGTTTCTGAAAGAGAAAGTGTTTTTAGCTGATTAGATAATTTATTTAAATAAAATACCTCATCATTAAAAAATTCACCTTTTTCTATTAATGGAACGTCAATAATTTTGCCTGAAAATTTTTTTAATTTTAATATATCCGATATATTTTCAATTAATCCAATATTATTAAATTTAACTTGAAATAACCTATCATCATTTTTAAAAATATCAACATTGACAATAAAACTACCATAGATTGATTTATCTATTAATAATTCTTTTGTAGTTTCATCTACAAAGCCTTGTATTATATCAGTGATAATTTTATATTTAAACGATGAATCCGCTATAAGTGGAAGTATAGCGAATTTTATATTTAATTTTTCAATATCAAACTCAACTTTTAATTTAATTAAAGGCTCAATTCCAGTGTATGAATCATTTAATTTTATAATATTACTGATACTAAATATAGAGCTTTTAATTAATAGATTTGCTGAATATACATTTAATAAATTGTTATATTGGTATAATAATGGCGATACAAATGTTGTATCGTTAAAAGTAAATTCTGGAAAAATTACATATTTAATATCATTAATAGTAACCGATTTATTTTCAAAATCATTTTCATTAATATTCTTACTAATAGTTTTTACTGGTTGGAGATAGCGGTTTAAAAAAGAAATATATATTGACATTATATTATCCTGAAAGTGTGTTTTTTTAAATAAAAAACAAAAATATTTAAAATATTTAGATAATATATTATTAAAGTCTAATTCACTAATTAAATTATTTCTTGTTTGTATATATGTAAGTAATTCTTTACGTAAAGAATTGCCGCTTAATATATCACGCCCTCCAGAACCATTTTCAATATTTATTTTTAAAAATTGATTAGCCGCAAAAATATTAGATATTGTGTATACAACTTCAGAATCTTTATAATCAATAATCTCAAGATATCCCTTAATTTCGCGGGAAATTACTGTATTGCCAATATTTCCCATCGCTCCTTTTGTAGTATATATCGTTACTTTAATTTCTGAATTTGGTATGTATTTACCCTTAATACCAGAACCAAGCTCAATAATCAATAATGGTATATTCTGGCGATATTGTATTTTATAAAATACATACTCATCACTATCTCTAAAAAAGGTTTTTGTTTTAGAAACGTTAAATGATTTATAATCCTCGGAATTATATTCTTTAACATCAATTTTAATCGTTTCAATTTGATCAACAATATCTATTTCAATAGAATAATAACTAGCAAATGGATAGCTAGGAATATTAAAAAAACGCACTTCTTCAGAATACTGCTTACAACTCAATAAAGGAACTGTTGGGTTAGTAGTACTAATTGGATGTATATGAAAGTCAAAGTTTTCATCAATTATTTGACATTGATATTGCTCAGAAGAAAGGGAAATATCTATTATCACTTTATATGATGATAATAATATAAAATTTAAATCATCAAGAATAAAGTTAATATCTCTTAATACAATCTCCCGTTTAGTCACAATATTCGAACGCGCCGGTAAATTTAAAAAATCAAATTCAATAAATCCATCTAATAATGCGGATTTAGCATTATCATAATTATAGCCAAAAGTTAATGAATGTTGCTGTAGATTTGAATCATCTAAAGCACTAATTGGAAAGGCTTCACGGAATAACCCATCATAATATTGTTTAATATCAAATTGCATATTACCCATAATATGCAATAAATAACCTAAAGCCCCAACTTTCGATATTGTTAATTCATTAGATTCTAATTCGGTCTGTAATTGATTAAAATAAAAAGATATAAACTCTTGCGGGTCTGTTAATTTATTAAAATTTATCAATCTGAAAACTCCGCCGTTTGTGCTTGAACTACTGACATTAATGGAGAATTTAATTCATTTACCATCATAGAACCAAAATTCATTAGGTTTAAATCCCCATACATACTTATTAAAATTTCAATAAAATCAGAAATAACCCACATATTATCCATAAATGATTTTGGAGCGACAAATTTTTTATTACCAGTTAATACAGTTTCACGATAATCAGTACAAATATAATTTATATTATATGTGGTTAATTGATTATTGTCCCTACGACCTATAATATCTTTATTCGGTAAATTAACTGGATAAATTCCAACTGCTTTACCTATATAAACCATAGATTTCATATCTGGTTTAAATCGTATAACAAAAGCGGAAGTGGCATAATCCAACTCCCCTGATTCAATATACTCACTTGTGGGAGACATATATCCTAAAACTACTTGTTCAATATAGTGAATCCAATTATTATGAAAAGCTATCATATCTAATTTCATATTTTCTAAATATGAAATTGATAAATTACCACCTGAAGATTTACCAGTAGCATATGGTATCTTAATATTTGAAGAAGAAGATAATGTATTATATACAATAGATGCTTCAGGTGGGCTAAATTCAATTGCTTGGAAAATTGAGTTCCTGCCAGTAATGACACTAGTAGGGAGGAAATCAAAAACCATCCCAGATAAAATTGGCGGGACTAAAACTATTAAAGTATAACCGCTAATATCCGGAGTCCCTTCACTATCTGAGATGCTATCTCCTTTATTAAACATTACTTTATAAAAATGTTCAAGTAATGTATTATTTAATTTATTTATGACATTTGATCTTAAATCACCATATAAATCTAATGACATTTATACTTTTGAATATTATGGGCAAGACAGTATATAATAACCCGCCTCAATTGCGCTCTATTTGTAGATGAATATTTTTCATAATCAATGTTAAATACTTTAGTAAAAATATCCTTCAATAAAACATCAGTAAGGTCCTTTAATCGATTAACATCAGACGTATGTTTAGACGCAATGATTTTATTTTTAATATCTAACATAAAATCTTTATTGCATATATTAGAATAATTAATTCTCCTAAACATAAATTGTAATATTTCATGAATGGTATCTGAATAAGACAAATTATGTAATTTATTTATTATTTTAATAATCGCTACTTTTTGAGCTGATGATTGAGTCTTAAGAAAATCTATTAATGTATCTGGATAATTTGGCTGATGATTCATAACAATATAATTTGTTATCCCTTCAATATCTTCTTCAATTGAATTAGAGGTTAAAGAGTTTTCGATACCAGTCTCAGAATCAGATACCGTTGTAGATACTTTTAAATTACTTTGGCTTGCTTTAAAATATAGAGGTTGTAATCCTGATCTATATTTAATCTCTCCAGAATTTAAATCTGCAACTCGATCAGATCTAAATATTTGTCGTATTCTATTAAAACATGCTTGGAATAATCGCTTTGTCTCATTTACATCTTTTTGTAAATAGGATGTATATTTTTTTAGAATTGTTGGAGTAAAATATTGGGTAATTAATTCAAATGGGGTTTCGTGTTTAGTTACCTCGAATTTTTTACTCAACATATTTTGTATAACATATTGCATCGTACTTGGATTGCAATAAGGTATTGAGGAAAATCTACGACCATTATACATTCTAAAATTTAATAAATTTAAAGCGTTTGAACTTAATGTTGGGGTATTAGTACTTATACCAATTAAGATTGAAAACAATAAAATATGATAATATGCCGAGTTCATCATCCTTACGGAATCGGGAATATTCCAACTTTTCTTAAATGCTAGATTTATTTTATCTGTTAGGCCTGGTTCAATTTTATTAAATAAACCTAACACTTCTTTTTCCGGGATAACAAAATTCACACAATAATTTTCAGAACGTTTTTTAGTACTTATCATATCTAATTGTATTTTTTGTACTAACTTACCTATTTCTGAATTTAATAGTTGGGGGTTAATTTTAGGTAAAGTTTCATCAAGAAGTGCTTGAATGGACATTTTTTATTTACTAGCAGAGAAGTGAAAGAACCCGTGAAAGGCTAAATGTTTGTTCATGAAAATCCTCCCATAATTTCTCTAATGTATCAACATCATAAACTTCCTTATATATTTGAGATTCTAATAATTCTTCAATCTTTGATTTTACAGTAAATGGAAAGTTTATATTTTCTAATAATTTAGTTATAACGGCGGATTTATAAGTATGTTCTACTGATTCATCAATATCAATATTTTCATTAATAGTAATATCATGGGATATACCAACTACAAATGATTTATACTTTTTTTGCCGTTCATCAGAACTTAAATTATAATAATGTTTATCTAAATGCTCAAAAATTATACGCCGAGATTCATTTAATAATTCATTATTCGATGAATGTTTATCCATCTTAACAAATCCATATATTTTAGGTTCTATATTTATATGCTCGTAAATTGCACGTATGGTTCCAAGATATGAAGATAAAATCTCTTGAACATATTGAGACGTATCTTCACTAGCAGATTTTAAAAATTGATTATATACATTTGAATCAAGTTCTATTTTTTTTGAAAATTTCTCATCACTATATTCTTCAAATACCATACGTGAATAGTCTAAATTCATTCTAGTTTCATGTAGTAATTCACTAGTAGTTTTTTCATTATTTTTACTCTTTATTCTTTGTAAAGCTTCATGAGCTCTACTTGAAAATTCTAATTGGTCATTGAATGAAATCATAAAATTTCTTTTTGTTGCTGAACATAATTTTGAATAGTTGTTGAAGTTAATTTACCAACATAACTACCACTATACATCCATTTATAATATACAGTATTGGCTTTTTCATCTACTACTATTAAATTAGGAATGTTTAGTCGATTATTGAGAACACGAATCATTTGCATAATATCGGTTTCATTAATTTTAAAGTTGGTAAAGTGATTAATTGGTTTGGTTTTTACTGGGTCTGTTGGGATTTTAAGTTTTCTTTTAATCCAATCGGAATGGGTTGTATATGTTTTTTTAGCGGTATTATATATTCCAGGTGCATTATTTCGCGCTTCTTCTTCATCAAATTCTTCAATTTCCGCCTCTTTTTTATAATTAATAGAGGCTAAAGCACCATATAAGGATTCAATAACCTCTTTGCGGAAAACTAAGCAATAATTTGGAAAATCTAAGGCATCTTTTTTTTGAACATCTACTTTCGCTTTTATCTCACCTAGAAATTCACAAAGATAACTAAAAAAAGTATAATATGCCATAAAAGAACATATAGATCCTAATGCATAACTTATCTGCTGCAAATATCTTTCAATGTCTAAATTTTGATTTCCTAAAAATTGAATAAGTCGGTTATTTGTTAAATAAGGATCTCCTGGATTAGGGCCTCTTTGAGCTATAGCTCCGTGATCGTTATTAGCTGTAAAAAATTTATAGAATATAACGGCTATTGATTTATCTTCTTCTTGGTATGTATTAAAACTTCGAGTTAATTCTTGACTTACTCTACCATTAGCTTGAGCTATACTAACTAAATTAGACAAAATTCCTTTTTTGTATACATTTAATTGACTAGACACTTCCATTAAATCATCAATAAATTTAATTATATCATTTCTTTGATTTGAAGTTAATGTAAAAGAAATCGTACGCAATTTACTAAAAATAGGAAGTACTGCTATTTGAGCATTAGCTTGACACATTTTTTCAATACTTCCTAATTGAGTAATTGCAGTATCTGTACTAGTATCATCTATTCTGTTAACTAATATAGATTTAATCTCCATATCAAGTATAGAATATTTTTCCATAAATGACTGTAATAAATTATCTGTTAATTCTGTTATGTATTTAACTATATTAATTTCATCAACTGTGATTAATGTAGTTGCTGCTGATTTAACTATTGGAACTAGATAATTAGCAACAAATGAAGTGAATAAATTTTGTGCTTTGATTTTTGTACTTGTACTTAAATCGGAACTATCTAAATAAGCATTATTTATAGAAACAGAAGCATTTTGAGAAAACCCAACTTCTTCAGAATATTGTTGTTCATTTGTTGCGCGTGTAAATACTTTTAATGCCTTATCCATTTCAGTATCAATACCATGCATTAATTTAGAAACCCTATTTGAAGGAACGCTTTTACCTGGAATCGTTTGGATTTTTTCTAAAAAATTTTCATATTTAAAACGAAAACTAGCATTATTCATGAGTTTAGTAAATCGTTTAATATATTCGAATGATTGAGGTCTATCCATGCGTATAGATCTAGTAAACGCTAAATTAACATCTTCACCAGGTCTTCTGTGATTTGGTGTTAGAAAGGTATCAGTATCGAAATCTTCACGATATTGACCAGTAGCAAAAAATAAAATCCAAAAAAGTGGGATAGGCTGTATCCCACTTGATTTGGTTCCAATTATTAATGGAATATCAATTAAATTTTCAATAGTTATACTTGATATTAATGGGTTAACATCAGAAAATCGAGGATCTAATCTAACTTGGTTATATATATAATCTTTAAATTGATCTATTTTTTGTTGATACTCATGTCGATGAATATCATTTCGATAATCCGTATATGGACTATCTGAATTTGTTGTAGGTGTTCTTGTTAAAAGAGAAAGTGCATCATTTTGAGCCATCCTCTCTGCTGGATTAGCAATTTTCTCTAGTTGGTTATTTGTTATAGAGTGTTTGCTGGCAGTACTTACAATATTTAATACATTGGAAGTCTTTATTTGTGACATGAACTGCGTAGAAAAAAAATTCCTTAATAGGGTTCCATATTTAAGCTCTAGTGATTTATCTATTATGAATGGGTAAACAAATACTAAACTATTAGACTCATTTAAACGAGTTGGTTGTCTAATATTTTGTAATACCGAGCTATTTGTGTTATTTATTCTCATTAATAATTATTGCATATTTTATTATATAGACAAAAGTAACAATCCTTTGTATTTATATATTTATTATCTAACGGCGGAACTATAGATTTACTTAAATGGTGATTAATTTGATTAATTTTATCGCGAATAGTATCGAAATAATTGTCTATATCGATGGTATTAGTATCTATGGTTATTGTTTTAATAAACCAGAAGGGATTTCTTTTAGATTCAAGCTGTTTCTTTAATACTTTTGATATATTCAAAGATTCAGATATAGAGTGACAATCTGCCGCTATTAATTCATGACAAACATATATGAATTGAATATATTGAATATCATATTTATCTAGTTTTGGCAGGGTGCCATTTCGAGATGGTTTTTGTTGCTTTATTTCTTCTAAATAATGCTCCAACAGATATTTATATATTATTGTCTGATAAAAATCTTTAACTCTTGGCTTATTTGTATTTATTATTGCTTGATAGTCTGAGTAAGCACAACTTTTGATTTCAACTAATACATTATTATTAATTAATCCATCCAAGCGAGAAGATATCTTTATTGAAGGAGCTTTTAAACAAACTTCAGTCTCTGTAAATATATCTGGAACTCCTTGAATAAAATCATGAGCAGCATTACCTAAAGCAGCCCGCATTTCAATAGGTAACCAGTTGTTTGAATAATCTTCAAGAGGAAAACTATTTATGCGAAAATAAGGAATGCGAATACATGAAAATATATCATAACTTGAAATATTTTGAGAAGTATCTTGGTATTCTTTATTTTTATTAGCTGATTTTGTTTTAAGTTTTTCCTTAAAAGTATTTACGCTAAATAACTCGACTTTATTAATTTCAGGTTTAGTTTCAACTTCTTCTTCTTTTGTTGTAGTGATGATATTATTAGTATATAATCCAGCTAAAAGATTTTCATATGACATTATATTTAAGCGCCTATTGGAGAATCTAATGATAAATATTTAGGAGTATAATTGGTAACCTTTTTATTGGCCCCAGCATCAGAGATCTTAGTATTTAATACGTCAACCCAAAAAGAATACACCCTAGGGTTATTCTTATATAGATGTTTTAAAAAGTCATCAAATTCTTTTCGAAGATCATTGAGATCTTTTCGTAATTGTTCACACTTATTACCTAACGGCATTATTTTATGGGTTAGCTCATTATCGAATTGAGAAATTGGTTCTCCAGTTTTCTGTAAACATTGTTTGTATAAGAGATTTAACTCAGCAATTGAACCAGATATATAATCCAAATAACAGCTTATTAAACAATTAGCGTTTTTAGCATGCTTAGGCCCAACCCATTTGTAATCTTTTTCTGGTTCAAACATCACTCTCATATAATTAGTAATTTCTTCCTTACTAATTTTATTTAAATCGTTGACACCACACATGCTTGAGCAATTAGAAAAATTAGAATCTAATAATTTAGAAACGATCTTATATCTATTGGATTGACTTTTAGAAA